AATGGTTATTTTGATGATTCTTTGGTTGAGGTTCGTCACATACTCAGCTCTTCAGGGAGAACCCCCCCCCCCCCCCCCCCCCCACCGGGGGGGGGGGGGGGCCCCGAAATGACCAAAACACATGAAACCCGGAACCTCAACCAGCCTCTTCCTCACCGGCCTCGCCCTCCTCGGAGTAGGCATCTGGCAGCTCGCCCACATCCCCGGCATCCTCATCCTCCTAGGACTCGCCGCCCTCATCATCTCCATCACAGGCAGCGAACCACAGTGAACTCCTACTACCTCGCCAACATAGACGGCGCCAGACTCAAACTCGAACTAGCCGAACGACAAGTAGCCCGCGCACGCCAAGAACTCCGCCGCGCCACCATCCGCGCCCTCGACGACGGGCACCCAGTCGCCGAAATCGCCCGACACGCCCAAGTCACCCGCCAAACAATCTGGGAATGGAACAAACCACAATGGCCCTCATCCTCATAACCGACGCCCCCACCGAGCCACTCCTCAACGGCCAACCCGCCTGGCTACACCAAGACGGCACCATCACCGGCATCACCGCAGCCGACGACATAATCACCACCCACTGCACAGAAACCGAATACACCGTCCTCCTCACCAGCGAGGCCATCGAAGCAGCCCACAACTACCTCCGCCTCATAGAAGGCACAGAAAGCGACGACGAACTACCAGACACCACACTCACCCTCCTCGACCAACTCGCAGACCTCATCCTCGACCAGCTCATGGACGGCGAACCCGCCGCCCACCGAGACGAGAAAACCCGCGAAACCACCCAAGTCCAAGCAATCCGCGACTACCGCCAACACCTCCTCGACCAATGAAACTAGCCCGCACACTAGACGGCCCCCGCTGGATGCTCCAATGCGCACAGCCAGGATGCCACCACAAAATCATCAGCGGCCCCAAAGAACCCCGCTGGCAACTCACCATACGCGCCCTCAACCGCGGATGGGCAGTCACCTCATACACGCTCTGCCCACTCCATAACAAAGGCGGCAAGAAATGACCAGAACACGGCGCACAGCTAAACAAGCCGGCGCACACTTCGAACGCCTCATAGCCGACTACCTACGCGACACACTCGACGACGACAACATCGATCGCCGCCCCAAAACCGGGGCCAGAGACCGCGGAGACATAGCAGGCGTCCACGACCACAAAGGCCGCCGCATCGTCATCGAATGCAAAGACTACGGCGGACAAATCCAGCCCGCACAATGGCTCACAGAAGCCCACAGAGAAGCCCGCCACGACAACGCCCACGTCGCCATCGTCGCCGCCAAACGCCGCGGAACACAAGACCCAGGATCACAATACGTCCTCATGACCCTCGAAGACCTCACCAACCTACTCAACTAAGAGAGGGGCACCCGCCATGACACTCAACGACCAAATCAACCTCCTCCACCCATCATGGGAGCACACCATAAAAGCCGACTCCACCGTCCTCAAAAACCTCTTAGGAGATGGCAACATACGCGAAAACGCCATCGAAGCCGCCCGCCGGGCCCTCAGCGAAGAACACGGTATCGACGCCAAAATCCCCACCAACCTCTTCCGGGTAGGCCTCACCAACGACGGAATCCACGTCGCCACCGAAGCCCCAACCTACAATGAGCCAGCACGTGAAGCACTCATCGTAGACGACGACCAAAAACCCGCCGGCATCTGGCGCATCATTGGCCGCAACCAAGCCGTGAGCGCCCGATTCACAATCCGCTGGATCGGCGTAGACCTCCTCACCGGCCTCGAAGTCTTCACCACCACGCCCATCTGCTAAGCGAAAAGCATCCCCCTCGACCAAACCATCAAAGTCGAGGGGGATGCTTCAACACCATCACACGCACGCCCCAACGGGCGCACAGCGCATCATATCACAGGCCACGATCCTTCGGCAGACGAGACAACTGACACTCCGACGTCCTCGACTCCATATCACGCAGACGAGAAAACAACTCACCATGCGTCAACTGGGACGACACAATCAGACCATCCAGCTTCTCACCGAACTTCACATCAGCATCACGACGACTCCGTGACTCAGCAGCCAACGCATCCAAAACCAGATCAACCCGGTCCTGAATCGCCGTCACATCATCACGCAAATTCGTCCCATGGTGATTCGTCGTCTGCTCAGAAGCCGTCTCCGCCGCCTGACGGATAGCCGCAAGCTCAGCATCCTGATACTCCCGCTCCTGCCTAGACCGCGACCGCCCAATCGCGACACCAGACGCGAGACCCGTCAACGCCACCACCAAAGCAGCGACCGCGTTAACCATCTCAGCATCCCACCACCACGGATGCACGACGACCGTCAGCCCTCGACGTCCTTAGCGGGGGCCTTGTACTCGCCGCCAGTGTGCAGGAACGCCACCACACCAGTCAGAAGACCAATCACGGCAGTCACCACGTCAGCCGCGTTCGCCAGCTGGTCCGGGGTAACAATCCCGTACACGACACCGGCAGTCATCAGGGCAGACGCAATCCCATACAGGGCCTTACGCCGCTCCGGAGTCAGGAAACCGCCCAGCGTAGTGCGGTCCACAGTCGTAGCAAGATGCTTCTCAGCCATCACTTCACCTAACTTAGTCGTACGATTGACATGCTGCCCGCTAGAGCGGTCCGGCAGCGTCACTTTTCCTCCGCGGCGCGGAGAGCCTTCACCTCAGCGATAAGCGTATCGAGACGCTTGTTCGTCTCATCCTGCTTCGACGACACCCAGTTCATCCAGTCAACGAACGCGCCAGCCGGACGCACACCAACCTTGCCAGGCTGGAACACGGCCTCAATCCTCTCAACCGTGTTATGCGTCTCCTTCAGGTGGTTGTACAGTTCACCATCGAACTTCACCCCCGCCTTACCAGGCGTAACGGCGTCGGAGATATTACGGAGCAGGTCGATAGCCTCAGAGCTCATGAGCCAATCCTCACCATCCTGGCCGCTCGGGCGGCCATAGTCGTACCAAGATTTACAACGATCAGAGAACGGCACACCATAAGCCACATAGGCCCCATCCGATGTGCCAGAGTTATAGCGAGACCCCACGCGCCGAAGATCCTCATACGAATCACCCTCAGCATCAATCAGCCCCTTCAGAATGCGGCAACCCACAACAGCGGACTCATAGGGCTCCCACCAGCGCCGCTCGGGATCTTGCAGGAAGTAGCCCGGGTAGGTGATCTGCAGAGGGCCAACACCATTCGACGTCCACCCATCAGCAATCATCCGCAAGAAGTCACGGAACTTCGTCTCCGTAACCTCTCCGCCACCACTGTAGGCACCACCAGCATCATGCCCGAAGATGTTCGCACCACGCTCACCGGTCTCCATCCACAGACAAGCCAGAGCAGCCCACCACGGGCACCCAGTATCATCCGCAGCGCGCAGAACCTCACGCTGAATGAACGACAACTCATAGGCTGGCCCAGACGAGGCGCCACCCCCGCCGCCGTTGGCGCCCACGTAGCGCAAACACGTCATCCACCCAGCAGAAGCCGTCAACGGATGATCCAGGTACCTTATACTGCGGGACTCGCCACCAGTATCATCAGCAGCAGAACCATCACCACCGTCACTACCATAGATACTGCCAGCCGCATCAATCCACAACTCCGACAGTAGGGGATTATCAGGCTCATACGTCGTCACCATAACGACATGCCCATCCGCCATGATCACGTCACCAACACGAAACCCGCCATCAGGGACAGTCCCCGTCCACGAATCCCCAATATCCTGGAAACCACGCGCCTGCGCCTCCGCCGGCAGGCTCCCAGTCCACGTAGACCGCGGGAACAAGGGCACGTCCACGCCCTCATGGTGGAATGCAATGTTGTAGGCCCCAGACACGGCAGAAGAGCAGTCAGCCTCACCCGGCCCATGGAGCCACCCATCCCAGTCAGACGAGTCATAGGCAGACCACCGGCTAGGCTGACTATAGCCAACCCCCCCATAATCCCCCGTCTCGCACCAGTACCGCATCTGCGCGGCGGCATACTCGGTGACACTCACGCGGAGTCACCCTCACCGCCGGCACCCTCCTGGAGCGCGGCAAGCTTCTGGGCGCATATCTCCAGGTTCGCGTAGGCGGTCACAAGCTCGCGCTCAACCTCACCCATGCGCTTCTCGAACGCCGCAAGCATCCGCTGCAGAGCGTCGAGCTGCTTATCCTTTTCATCCTCACTCATGCCATCATCCTATCAGCTAGTAGGAACCGGAGGCTGATACAGCCAACGGAGATCTATCGGATTGCGCGGGTCGCCCTCCTCGTCACCCGGCGCACGGTTCCACATGTACGGGCCCTCCACCGGCGGGTCATCATACGTGTTGCCCATAGTCGTCTCCGACCGCCTAGCGGCCTTCACTAGCCAGCACACGCGGCTCCCAGGCTCCCCATGCACAGTAAACCGCCCCATACGCACCTCAGACGCATGCGGGCTCCCAGGTCCTTGACAAAACACGCCCACCGGCAAGTCAGGGCGATGCAAAGCGTTGAAATACTCCGGAAGGTCAACCACCGCCGTACCATCAGAACCAATCTCAACCGCGTCCCAATACTCAACGCTCGGCCAAGGAGACTCCGTACACGCATGCTGCAGTGCCCTATTCATAGGATCAAGCGGATGAGGAATAATGAACTGCTTATTAGTCCCAGCCAGCCGACCCCACGCATACAAGCCGCCGCCAAGAACATTAGCGACATAATCAGTATCGGGATTGCTCTGCAGCGTAAGCTTGGAGTTATTAGCGGTCAACTGAGCAACCTGCCCCGGGCCGTCATTATCGGTATACATGCGCACATCACAGTTCCAGTCCCATGAAAGAGCGCTCTCATTCTTGTTACACCGCACACCGAACTGACCCGACTCGTACTTCGCGCCACGCAAAAGGACACGGTCATCCGTACAGAGAAGCGCCAACTTGCCCTTATACTTCACCTCAACGCCGGCGGCATCAATATCGAGCTCCCCGCCACTAGGGGCCACGATGTTGATTTTTTTCGAGCTCAGGTCCATGTTGGCTGTCTGCGTCGTCCAAGACGGCGCAAAAAACTGAATAGACGGCGTACCATCAGGCCTCTCCCGGATCGTGATAGCACCCGGAACCCTATAGTCACTACCAGTATTGCGATTAAAAAGCAAGCCGACGCCGATCTTGACGCCCGCCCCATCAATATCCTGCCCCCCATTCGCCTTTACGTCCTCAAAAAAGCAGTTTGACCATGAGTCGCTAATGCCCACAGAGCCATCGACACGGACGTTCCCTTTCTTGCTCACGGCGAACGTGTGCTTGCCATTCTCATCCCACACATCCATGCCCTGCTTATCGATCAGGATGCGCGGATTAGTTCCAGGGGGTCCCGTCTGGAATGTCGCCCCGGTAATCACCATACCGTCAATCGCGCCAGCCCGCACCTCGTCAGCGACTACCTTATGGGCCTCAATCATGTTCGCCTTGATCTTAGCGAACTCGCCTTCCTCAGCCGTGATGACGCGCGTCCAAATCTTCTGGATGATCGCCTCATTGATGAACGCGGTACTTTTCACCGTCAGCTGGTCAGTACTGATATTCAGGAACCGCTGAATGCCCTTAGCCGCATCCACGGCCGCCTTAACATCCTGGACAGCAGCGGAGGTATCCTCCTCCCACTCCCAGCCGTAGCGGCCGTGAACAAGAGTCGCATCCGGGGCGCTGTAGTTCAGGTTCGGCTTAGTGTCAGGCCCCGGATACTCCTGGGGGCCAGGCCACGGAAGATACTCAGTCCTTTTAACAGCCATCACGCAGCCCTAATAATGTAGTTCACCACCACATACGGGGGCAGGTTATTATGCGGATTACCCCCACCCGTGGGCCCAGCAATCAGCTCATCAAGCTGGCCAGTATCACTACCAGACGGCACCTTCCAGCCACTACCGGAACCAACATTCGAGTCCCACACGGCAACGCCGGTTTTCCACGTTGCGCCCTTTGAAATAACCTTGTGCACGTGCGATGGCATCTCGCTCTCAGTCAGCGTATGCGTGCGCTCCCCGCCACGAGCGCCCACGGCCCCCAGCTGAGCGTCCCCGTTCTTCACGCCGATAGGCATCCGCTCAGACATGTCCGGGATGTTGAACGTCACCGACGACGGGGCACCATACGTCGTACCGATAGCCTCAAACAGCTTCGGATACACAGACCTCGCCAGCGATCGGCCATCACACTTCAGCCAGCCAGTAGGAATATTGTTCCCAGCGAACGGCAGCATCACGCCCGCCGGCATCGCAGACAAGGCCGCATCAGCCGTGTTGGCCGCCTGAACGATCCCGTTCTCGATAGTGTTCAGGTGCTTCGCCAGGATAGGGGTATCCCCATCCGGGTAGTCTTTCCAGTCATCACGAGACTTCTTATACGCCATTACGGGGTAGCCTCCCAACGTTCAGCATCACGGTTATAAGTCAGTCTACCCCGCTTCTTACAGCGGAAAATCCTGCCATCCGGAGACACCCACAGTGTCCTACCCGGCGTCCCCTCCCCAGGCGGCCCCACCCAATACGACGGGTCAGCAACATCCTCCGAGCGCCCCATCTTGGAGAACATCTTCAGAAGCTCATCCTTCGTAGCCTTAGACAGCGCATCACCCTTTTTCAGGGCCTCGTCAACCTGGCTCTTGATGACCTCCGGGTCAACGCCGGCCTGAGACAGGCTAATCGGGGCCGCCAGACCCCAAGCCGACTCGTTACCAGCCTGATCCACAGCCTTCAACGCCACAGACAACGGCGTATTCAACGGCAGATCAGGGATAATGCACTGGCCGTCTTTCCTTGCCGGCAGGCTCCCTTTCTGCGTGAACACGGCAGGCGTAGGCGCCAGGCCGTAGATGCCCACGTTCAGGTAGGACACGTCAGACGGCATGCTGGCGCCCACCTTCGTCTTACCATCCCACGTCACCGTCAACACGCCCTGCCTCTGCCCCAAAGTAGGAGCAGACGGGTCCGGCGGCGGATCCGTATCCCTCGGCATCGTCACATAGAAATAATCCGACCAATCCGAGTAGACCCCATCCGAGGACTCCGCATACACATGGAACCGGTACTGCACGCCCGCATCCAGGTTCGGGTAATCCATCGCATTACTGGCGGAGCTGATGTGCCACAGGCCCTGCCAGTACGATCCGCCCTTAGGCAGGTGCACCTCATACTCCGCCTGAGCCACATAGCGGGCAATCGACAACTCAACGCCACGCACATCCGTCGTCACCGGGGCCCACGTCAGGCGAGCAGCAGACCAGTAGCCAACCCCGTTCTCATTCGGCAGCACAACGCCAGCACCAACGCCGCCCTCAGGCTTCTTCGGCTTCCGCTTATCCGGCGGCTTAGTCGGGCGCACACCAGACCCAGACGTCGCCGCCAAACCAGCAATACCCTTAGTCTTCTTCGCCAGACGCGTCAGATAATCATCCAGCAAAGACCCAAACGTCACATGCCCAGACACACCGTTAGCGTTCATGGTGACCGACACCTGCTGGACGCGCATCCACTCGCGCCCATCGGCCCGCTCGACCCACATCCAATCGCCCTGCTCATAATGCTTCCACGGAAGCAGCGGGGCGGTCGTCTGCACCCATTCTCGCTTCACGGACTGCTCAGGGTGCGCACCAGACTTCAGAGTCCGCTGAGCCACGATCTTCGCAGTCTCCTCCTTCTCCACACCACCAGCCGAGACCGTCTTCTCCATGCGGCGCAGGTCAGCGGGCGCCTCCGCATTGTGGAAGTGCCATATCTTGTCGCCCTCACCAGTCACGAGGACGTCGGTGCACATGTCCTGCCACGTCTTCGTCTCGCCGGCAGCCATAGCCCCCGGCAGACGCCACACCAGGTTGTTCCGCGACCTAGCTAGAACCGTGTTGGGGTTATAGATTGAGAGCTCGCGCCCCTCCCAGCGGTAGTCCAGGATGCCGAGGTCCCACATGGACTTCACGACCTGCCACAGGTCGATACTCGGGTCGTAGGCGATCGTCATGATCGACGCCCATTTAGCGCCAGCCGCATCCACTGCGTCCGTGCCACGCAGATCCATGACCTGCCCCCAGCCGCGCGCCTTCGCAGCATTCCACACAGACGACACAATCGCCCCAGGCGTCACAGACAGGAAATTCCACTTCCCATCCTTATCCGCGCCCCCCTTAGGGGCCTGCCACACCAGGGCATGCTGACAGTACTCACTGATGTGCACGCACTCAATCTTACGGACATCAGAGCCGTCATCAACAAGATCCCGCTCAATCTTCACCGTAATGAACCTGGCGTCACTGGCCTCATACCAGGTCTCACCGTTATCCGGAGTCCACTCCACAGCAAGTTCAACCTCGCCGTCAAGCCACTCAGCGTGCACGCCAGTAGACGGGTACGACGCCGTCAACGTGGGCATCTCACCCACCGGCACCGTCACCGTCATCTCCATGACATCCTTCAGAACACCAAGGCGAGGCCCCATCGGCCGGTAAGCGGCAAGCTGCATGCCCCAGTCGCTGTAGTCCGTCATCAGTAGTGCCTCCGGAACTTTACCCGGGCGTTCGCGTTCACGCCCTCAGTCCTCACCCGGAAATTACCCAAAGCGTCCGGAGTGAACGACCAGCCACCAGGCGGCACACTCAAATCCGCGCCAACATCCGGCCCCGTAGCAGCCCACCACGTAGACCCCAGGCGCACCGTATAGTCATAGCAGTTGATCACCATATGGTACGTATCCGGGGGAATCACACCATTCCACGACAAGGAGAGCCCAGACGCCACGTCCGTGATCTTCATGATCCGGGAAGGCGTCTCAATATCAATCACGGCATCATTGATAGGCAGAGCCGAACCCACCATGAGCCCAAGATTCTTCAGATCAGCCTCAGACTCATACTCGTCACGCCAAAAACCCTCCACACCCTCGAACACGAGCGTCGTCTCGATCATGTTCTCGAAGTAGTGGAACACCGGCTCCACACTCGACGACAGGCGCACCAGAGCCTCTTTCGCGGTCCCACCCGGTGGACGGTGCTGCATCTTCACGAGGCGCCCCAGCTGGCGCACAGACCTGATCAGAGCCCACCAATTCCGGTCAAGGCCACCACGCCCCTGCCCAGAATCCTGGACAACCATCTTCACCGTCACCTGGAACGGCTCCACAGCAACCGGAGCCAGAGGCATCACACCAGACCTGAGCGGCACAACCGTACTAATGTTCCTGGGCGACCCCAACGATGGGAGCAGCGTCTCAGACGTCACAAACCAGCGGCCCGCCGCATCATCCAACGGCACACCATTGATGAAATACTCAGAAGCCACCCTTACGCCTCCACGCTCTCACAACACATATGCCGCCCAGAACAACCCCAACCATGAGCAGTGCTCCTACCACCCAAGTCAGGATACCGACTGCGCGTAAACGCGCCGGAACCGAATCTTCGGGATACTCTCATCCGGATATCCAGTCCCCGAGACCGTGTACACGCCCTTGCTGTTCGGGTGCAGCTTGAAGCCGCGAGGATCAACCGTCAGGCCCTCGCTACAGTCCTCACCGTTCATGGGGAACCAGTCCGTCCCGCGCCGCACCAGACCCCTGCCCGGGTCAATCAGCAGGTGATCACCCCGCGTGCGGGCAGGCACCACCACCTGAATCCACGACCCGGTCACACCGTCCTTCAGGCCGACAATCTCCCCAGGATTAAGGACACTGAACACAACATCCCGGGCCGGAAAATGGCCACCAGCGAACGACGTCATCCAATTGAACTGCGTCTCAATAAGATCACTGTCCTCCCACAGGCCAGTAGCCCGCCAGGTCACCGACACGCGCAGAGTACCGTCAGCAGCCTTGACGCCGTCGCCGACCTTATCCACACTGAACGGGCACCGCGTCTTCTGCTTACCGCCGCCCGGGGTGCGCTCAAGCATCACCTCATAGGGCAGGGACGCCATCCACTCCCAGAATGCGTAAATATCGGTCACCTTATACAGCTGCCACAAGGCCGCCATCCCCCGACTAGACGGCTTCATAGACGAAGACCAGAACGAGCCAGGCTCGGCAGCCGCGGACACCAGCGTCCCAGTCGGAGGAGAATACCGCTCCTGCAGCACCTCCCAGCGGCCCGCCGCATCCTCCATGCTGCCACCATCGGCAGTGTACGAGGTAGCCATTATTTCACGACCTTTCACAAACTAGCGGCAAGGCGGATACCGGAAGCAACCTTGTCGCGGACACTCGAATCAGGCTCCTGCACAGGATTATACTGGTTGATCGTCACAGACGGGGCAGCCCTACGCACAAAATCCCCACCATCAGGGGCCTCATTATCCACCGCCATCGAAGGTAGGCGCCCAGTCAAGCCACGCAGAGACCGCTTCACAGACGGCGTCTCCTGCTCAATACCCGACACAAACCCCCGGATGATCATGCGGCCTGTCGGCTTCAACAGCTTACGGTCAACCGGGGCCGGACCCTTCCACCTGGGGATCATCCTCGTGATACTGCCCAGTATGCTCCGCAGCCGCCCAATCGCCCGCTGCACACCACTAATCAAACCACTGATAATGCTCTGGCCAGCACTGATAAGCCAGTTGCCAGCCCCAGAAAAAAGGCTACGAATACTGCCCGGGATATTCCGGAAGAAGCCTACGACCGAGGCCGCCGCCGACCGGGTGGTATTGACGGCGCCATTCCACATGTTGTAGAACCAGGTGGTCACAAACTGGGCGATCAAGCTCACGATAGTGCTGATAGACGTGTACATCACCGTGAAGAAGCCCAGGATCATGTGCACCGCCCCTGAGACAACCCCAGAGATAATCGTCCAGACACCAGAGAAGCCCTGCTTCACGCCCTCCCACATCTGGGTCCAGTCGCCCTTCATGAACCCAAGGAATATGTTCAGAAGACCCATGATAATGTCCAGGGCACCGCTCACCGTGCTGGAGAGAATCTGCCATACACCAATAAAGATTTCCTTGACGCCGAACCACATGAGTTCCCAAAGAGGCTGGAACCACTGAATGAACGCGTCCAGCGACTGCATGAGCGGCATCCCGTAGGTAGTCCATGCCTCGCTGAAGAGCTGCCAGACCTGTTGGATCTTCGGCCACCACTCGTTGACGAAGTAGTCCTTGACAACCTGGAACGCTGCGGTCACCTCGGTCCAGGCCGCGGTGACGGTCGTCCGGAACGTCTCACTGTTCTGCCACAGCAGCACGAAAATCGCTATCAGGGCAGCAATCGCCGCCACAACAAGGCCGACGGGGGACAGCAGGAACGAGATCGCCGTACCGATCCCCTGAATCGCGGTCACCAGGCCAGTAATTGTGGAAACGATCGGCCCGAGCACCTGCATGCCCACGAACGCGGCCACCAGCAGGTTCACAAGCTGGGGAGACTCCGCGAGCTTGTTGATCATCGGAATCAAGAATTGGTCAACGAACTTCGCAACATAGGGGGCGACCTTCTCGATCGCACCCGCAAGGCTCGTCCCCATCGCCGTCACAAGCGGCCCCAGAGCATCCAGGAGACGCACCAGGATCGGCCCCAAGTGCTCGAACGCGGCCCCCAGGACCTTACCGACGGTCTCAGCGACGCGCCCACCCAGGGTGAGGATCGCGGCCAGCACGTGACTGACCTGTGGGGCACGGTCCGTGAGCGACTGTAAGCCATTCTGGAGGCCTTGGAAGAACAGCTTGGCACCATGGCCCAGGGCGGCGTTCCCGAGGACCGCAGTGAGCCCCTGGAACGCGATACCAGCAGCCGTAGCAGCCTCCGGCAACGCCACCTTCAAGTTCGTGGCAATACCCAGAATCTGGGGGCCCGTGAGCTTCGCCTTCGCCATGAAATTATCCATGGAATCAGCCGCGGCCCCGAAGATCGACTTCAGAATATTCTGCCCAGTCACGCCCTTCAGGGCCTTATCGATCGCGTCGATATTCTTCTCGACACGGGCGAGCGTGTACCCTCCCGCCTCCGCAGCCTTGAAAATCGACCCGATGATGGAGGCGAGGTCCTTCATGATGCCCCACGACCGCTTCGCCGCGTCCGCACCCCTTAGGATCGCCTTATCGATACTCCCGTCCCCGGCGGCCTTCTCCGCCCACGCAGCAAACTTCTCCCCCAGCTGGGTAAACCAATCACCCAACTGGGGTAGGTAGCGGGACCCGACCTCACCAATCGTGAGGATCCCCTGAGTGAACCCAGCGAAGCCGCCGGTCGCACGCCTAGCGCCCTCAGTCGTATTCTGCAAAGACCGCTCAAGCTTCGGCAGATGCTGACGGGTGACCTCCGCCATGCCGGCGATCCAGCCGCCCTGCACCTCAGCGAGATCTCCCAGCTCACGGTGCAGCATGGGGAGAGCCTCAGACGCCAGCGCACGCACACTACCGGCAGCACGGTCCCAGAACCGGTTACCGATCGTCTCTTTCAGGTGCCCGAAGTCCTCTACCACATCCTGGATATGATCCTTGGCCGTAGACAAGGCAGTAAACAGGACACCAGCCGACGTAGCCACCCCAAGGAAGATGCCCGGCAGAGCCAGGCCAGCGGGCGCGATAGAAGCCAACCCCTTCGCGAGAGCGAGCACATTGCCGGCAGCCCCGACCATGGCGGCACCCATCGCGGCAGCCGCGGCGGCCGTGGTACCCATCGTGAGGGCGGTCTTATCGAGGTTCTTGATGACGTCCTTCAAAGACCGGCCCCAGTCCGTCAGGGCCCTACCACCAGACAGGCGACCAATATACTCCTCGACCTTCGCGAAGGCCGCATGATCAACGACCGCCTGGATATTCACCTTACGAGGTCGAGTCAGCCACGCAAGCTTCGCAGACGCCTTCCCCGTATCCGCATCCGCATTGACGGTGACCTTCTTGTCATCCGCAAGCTTCCTGATCTTCCGCTTCGTCTGCTCATAGGAGCTCTTATCAACATCAGTCTTAACGCCGATACGCTCCTCAAAACGCTTCTGCAGCGCCTTGTGAATCTTGTCCAGTGAAGCCTTATCGACGACTGGGTCAATCGCCTGAGTGACGGCGGTCATGTCCTTGAGTTGGAGGCGGATGCGAGTCAGCCCCGGCTCATCCAGGCGCGGCACGATCTTCGTACTCGTATCCTGGCGGCGAATCTGCTCTTTCACCCGCCGCATAGACAGCTGGTCCAGCTCAGGAGACACCTTAGTAGACGCGCCAGCACGCTGAAGGGCGGCACGATACTGGCGGACGGCCAGATCATCCACACGAGGGGCTACGCGCGCATCCTTGACAGAGTCATTCACGCGCCGCTTCGTCTCAGCGACAGACTTGTTGTCAACCTTGAGCTTAGCGTTTACGGTGGCCTTCAAGCCCTCAATGCGCTTTTGCAGACGCACCACGGACTGTTCGTCCAGGCGCAGTTTCACCGACATGGTCGGCTTCGCCCTCCGCAGGCGACGCTCTAGATCGATAATCTCCCGCTCATCAAGCTCCAGGCCTACGGGGATCTCAAGGTCGAGTTCGTGGCGTATCTTGCGGAGCTTCTGCTTCAGTTCCTTCGCGAACCCGGTAAGGTCTGGGGCGACCTTGACGCCAAGCTTACCGACTATACCCTTAGGCATACGCCACACCGCCCATTCTTAACATCACCCTATAGACCCAAGCATAGCAGCCATGCCAGTCTCATCAGACGACGAAACCGCCTCCCTACTCCCGGGAGGCTCGGGGCGAGCCGCATACTCAGCATGACGCAGACGAGCCTGCTGCTGAGCAGTCGCCTTCATCGTCAACGTGCCAATATCCGCCAGATCCGCGCGCTGGCGCTCAGCATGACTCCACCCAAGCCATTCCTCACCACCAAGCAAGGTGCGGGCGCGCCACATAGACCCGGGCTCATACGGCAGCCTGGCGACAAGAGCTTCTATCAGAGAAATCCGGAGCTGACAGCCACGCGCATCCACACCATAAAGGGCGTAGAGGTCGCCGTCAGCGTCCGGATTCTCGTCAAGGAATTTCTTCAGCTCTCGTCGCCGAGCAATTCCCCCACCCAGGCACCAACCAGCTCAATCACAGCCGTCAAGCCGTGGGTGCGGTAGAACTCGATGTACGCCTTCTCGTCTGTGAGGAAGCCGTCCTCCAGGAGCTCTACGACGTTGGTGAGCTCGCTCATGCTCAGGTTGTCAACGTCTTCCATATTGATTGCCTCGAAGAGGCGCATAGCCTGAGACGGCTTCAGGTCACGGGGGTGAATCAGCACCTCGTGACCGGGCACGTCCTCGAGCGCCACGTCCTGAGGCTCCGCTGTCTTCTTCTCGTCTTCTGCCATTGTTCTGTGCTCCATTTATCTGGTGCGCCCCCAATTGTGGTGTGATGCCTGGCGTGGGCGGCGGGAGCACACCACAAGAGGCACCGCCCACGCCAGGAGACTAGAAGAGGTCAGGCGACAGTCAGCTTCGTAGCAGAGTCTGCCTTGCCCTTGCCGTTGATAACACTGATCACGTGCTGGCCAGCAGGCACGGTCGGGACCTTCACCGTCAGGACAGTCGCGGAACGCTTCGTGAACGACGCGGCAGCGGCGCCAACCGTAACGCGACGCACACCGTCGAAGTTGGTGCCCGTCACGGTCACAGTGTCGCCGACCTTCGCGTTAACGGGCTTGATCTCGGTGATCGTCGGCACAGCAGTCGCCTTGCCGGTAACCTCGCGGGCGCGCAGGTAGTGGACGCTTGTCTTGCCAGACGGAGGGGTCAGGAGGACGCCCTTCATCTTGACCTCAGTGAAGTTCTCCTTGTCCAGGGTAGGCATGTCGCCGGACAGGTTCACCTTACGCAGGAGGATGCCGGAGACAAGCTGGCCCTCCACGATCACAATCAGGATCGCACGGTCCGTAGAACCGGACAGGACCAGGTCGTAGCCGTCCGTCTCCTCCACGTAGGTAGAGCCGGGGAAAGCCGTCTGGATCGTGTCATCACTGAATGACACAGAGTTGATAGTGACGTTCGTGGTCTTCGACGCACGCGTCGAGCGAGCATTCTTACGGTCCCACGTGTCCTTAGTAGACGCGTCACCGCCGTCAGTCTCGAACTCGATCAGGTTCTCGCTGGAGGTGTCGCCAATCCACTTCCAGCCCTGAGCCTCCAGGGTCGTGCCGTCCCCGAACTCGTAAGCCCACAGGTCCGGGGCGGCGGTGTCAACGTCACCAACGTAGACGTGGCCCATGCCCGCAATCTGGATTTCCTTATCAGCATTCGCAGTGTTTGCCATGCTCATCCTTCCTTTTGAATCTTGGAGCGGGCCACGATAATGCCGCTCACCCTGAACTCGGCATAGTCCGCAGTGTTGGACTGCAGGCCACCGAGAGTAGGCCCAGAAAGCTCCAGGTTAGCTATCCACCCGCCCGCAACAGGCTTACCGTCCCGCCACAAGCGATTCAGGCCAGCCATGAGAGCAGTAGCCATCTCCTCGGCCTTGTCCATGCTCTCGTCGGTCACATACCATGTGACGCGCATCTTCAGGCCAGCGAACATGGGGCCGTTCTCCAGGGTGGACGTGGAGATGACCTGACAGACCAGGATCGGCCCCAGATGGTTATCGACGTCAGCCCTGGTCTCTACCTCTGCCTCGGACAGGACGAGAGCCCCACCGTGCGCAACCTGCCTAGTGGCGTCCACAATGAACGTCTGAGGCAGGAGCGGGGGGTGCTCTTCATAGATGGCCATCAGAAACCACCGTGCCTAGCGACCACGGACCGGAACGCGTTAATGCCCCGCACCCACTTGCGTCCCGCACGGCCGGCACGTCCCTGGAAGTGCCCGAATTCCGTGTGCCACGAGTAGGACACTGAATTGACCTCAACGTGGTAGTCTGTGCGCCCTTTGAACACGCGCACGGAGGAGGCGAGCTTGCCCGTGCGCACGTGCTTCGCCAACTGGGCTGCCACCTCGGCGGCCACACGGGCGGCGGCGGCTTTGAATTCGGGCTGCCTAGAAGCCTCTTCAGCGATCAGCTTACGCACAGCCTTATTATCGTAGACGACGATATCGCCGGGCATGGCTACTTGACCTCTCCGCGCATCAGGTCCACGCGCACGGTGAAGTGCGCGACCATGGGGGATGCCCCGAAGTAGCCTGGGTCGCCGGTCTGCTGGTACGTGTAGTCCAGGGACGCGGCAGGCCCATCTAGAATCTTCACAGTCGAATGGGGCCCACCAGGCCACCTGCCAGCGCCCATGATGACTAGCGTGGTCTCGTCCACAAGACTCTTCTCAGGGTTCCGCTTCTCGGTAGCACTCTGCCCGCTGCCGGATGCCGGCTCAACCAGGACACCAGAGACAACATGCTTCCCCGTGGGCTCATACTTACGGCCCGTACGGCCCTCCACAGCCCGGTACGTGGTGACCTCGACCCGGTGGGGCCCATTCTCCAGGATACGGCCTCTACGCGGCTTATACGCCTTCACCAGTACCCCCACGGACTAACCCCACACAAGTCATTCGGAGGCGGGTCAGGCGGGCTATGAGGAGCCACAGAAGCCGACCACGAGCCACCATTGTCGCCCCGCCGGTTCGCAAGATAGCCGTCACCAGAGAACTGCAGAGCCGACCAACCCCCAGGGTGATCACGGAGCATGGCCCACTCAGCCGGACGGAGCTCCAGGAGACCAGAAGCGATAGCCGCATTCACCGAATACGTGTATGTGCCTTCGGTCTCATACTTCATCACCCCACCGGCGGGGGCGCGCAGGACACGGCACACGGCCTCGGCCTCGACACGCTTCAGGACCGTCTCATACGGCTTGCGCGCCTTAGCCTTGTCCAGCGCGTCGGGGATGGCGAGGAGGATAGTCGCCTCGACATACTCAAGCATGCCCTCCACGTAGGGGGCCTCATCGGCGGCGTCGATACTCCTCATGAGAGCCTGTTCAACGTCCGCCACGCTTGCGACTGTCATACTATCCTCCTCACCATCACCTCAGGGACCGCGCCATAGGCCGTGTCAGGCCTTCTTCTTGAAAACCGCGAAGGCCTTCGGGTCGCGGATAGCCCAACCGAAGGTGGCCTCGGCGAGGAACGCGATCATGTTGGTGCGGAACAGCTCCAGGCCGAACGCGTACTCAGACGCCTGGCGCATCTCGATGTCAGCGACGTTACCGATGACCAGGTTGTCCTTGAAGGATCCGGCGACCATGACGGCGCCGGTCTCCTCGACCTTGGCCTTCTCGTAGCCGCCCACGGCGTTGCTGAAGTGGATCGGCAGGCCGAGGAACTGGCCAACCGGGTCAGCAAGGTTGGTGGAGGCCTGGTAGATCGGGCGGCCCTGAGTGTCGGTCACACCGAGGATCTTGGTGCGGATGTTCTTGCGGGCGAGGAACGCGTCAACGGTGAAGTCGTCGTTAGCGGCCTCAACGGCGTCAACACCCTTTAGGACCGCGTCGAGAATGCCGGAGCCCTTAGCGGCAGCAGCGTAGTCAATGTCAACGAGGTTGGCGTTAGCGCTGATGATCGGGGTCTGGCCGGCGAGGACGGTGCCGGTGAGGGCGTCCTTGCCGTGGAGGATCGCGTTGTCCATGGCGCGGGCGATGGACTCGGACAGCTTCTTCTGCAGGCTCAGGTAGGCCATGACGGGGCTATGGCGGACGACCTCCTCGGAGAGGACGACGCCGGCCGCGACCTTGATTGGCTTGATGGTCTTCGTGGTGAACGAGACCTCGACGGCAGGTTTGTCGCCGCCCTCGGCGACGACGCCGGCGGGCGGCCGGCCGGCCGGGGCGGGGGGGGGCGCGCCGGGGGGGGGGGGGGGGGGGGGGGCGGGGG